CATCACACCGCTTACGAGCCGTCTTTGTGCAGTGAACAATCAGAACTGATCCCTGATCCACTAGCGATAGGAAATGTCCTATGCAAAATGCTAGCACTCTCTAGTGGATCTGGGATCAGTCTATAGCTGGTAAGTGTGGATAGGTTCTCCGATGTATCGTTAAACACTTGGAGGAGATTAAAATGTCCAGGTAGGAAGTGATGGTTCCTTTAAAAAAGCCTCCCACGCGTTAATACTGATCTGGATCAGTGGAGAGTAAGTTCAGCTATTGCTTAAGAACTGGTAAACTGATCCCTGGTCTATTGACTAAACACCGTGTGAAGAGCGTCTTCAAGTTCAATAGACCTGGGATCAGCAAGCGGCAAGCAGCAAGCTTCAAGCTTGACAGCCTGTCCAGGAGATGATAGGATGTATTTAGAAAGGATAAATTATGACTAAAAAATATTATGGCCTGCAGGTGCACACGCTCACGTTTTTAAAAGTTGATGAAAACGGTGAGAGCATTGATGGCAAACAGTACGAATACACTGGAGACCACAGCAGCTTCAGTGATGGTATTAAAGATGAATACCTGGAAGAAATTCAGGATCCTTACACGCATTTGATGGAGACTGGAGAAAAACAAAAATGAGTCGACAGCCCGGACAAGGAATAAACAAAATTTTAATTCAGCATTGGCGCTGGCTCGAGGTCAACGGCTACAAGCGACAAGCTGCAAGCTGCAAGCAACAAGCTTTAAACTTGACAAGAAAACTATATAATAATATACCATCCTATAAAATAAAGGAGAATAAAAAATGAAAACTGATGAAGCATTAAAAATTATAGGCGGTTCATTGTCAAAGCCATCAAAGATGCCTGGCTGGTCAATAGGCCTGCCGGCCAAAGAATGCAAAACAGGCTCCAAGCTCCGAGCTGTGCCTGGCAGCGTCTGTTATGACTGTTACGCGCTCAAAGGTTGTTATGTGTTCAAGGTTGTCCAGGACGCCCAGTACCGCCGGCTGGCAGCAATACAAAGCCCGCAATGGGTTCAGGCTATGACTCACTTAATCAACAGCAAAAAGCCGGATGTGTTTAGATGGCACGATTCAGGCGATGTACAAGATTTAAATCACTTACAAAAAATTTATGAAGTCTGTAGGTTAACACCTTCCAAACGTCACTGGTTACCAACTCGTGAAGCCTGGATCAAGGATCACCTGAAGGACAAGCCAAACAATTTAGTCATACGATTTAGCGCGCCGATGGTAGACCAGGCGGCGCCTCAGTCGTGGCCTAACTCTTCGGAGGTGGTGACAAGTGGTGCCAGCTGTCCCGCAGCTCAACAAAACAATGAATGCAGAGACTGCAGAAATTGCTGGAACTCTGACATCAAAGTGATAAAATATGGTAAACACTAACATGTTCAGGCACCCAAAATATTATAAAGAATTACGCAAGCGTAATAAATCGGATCAGGTCATTAGCTCAAAAAAGCGCGACGGCGAGTGCGAGCGTGCACCTGGTCCGGGCCTCAAGCTTCCCGGACCAAGACCAATTTCAAATGCGAACAAAGGTTTAATCCACAAGCAACAAGCTTCAGGCAACAAGCCACAAGCACCAAGCAACAAGCGCAGTTTAGAATGATTCTAAAAATCATTCTAAAAGATATTATTTGACATGAAGGATTTCATAGGATACAGTATGAACGATGACGTTACAGCTATACATGGTGGGCATTCTAGTGCACGCTCGGTCCAACCTAAGGCTGCGTCAGATATAGGTGATGCCCCACTTATGGGGCCGCGCAATAGCGCCACCGAGACCCTGCATCTAGAGCAGCATAAATATCCGGGTGACGGCTCTAGCCGGATGGTGCAGGGTTATGGTTTTTTATTTCCTAAAGATTCAAGCAACAAGCGGCAAGCATCAAGCCCCAAGCTGCAAGCTTCAAGCTCCAAGCCGCAAGCGACAAGCTCCTTGATACGTGAACCACGGTACATTTGAAAACGATTAGCGGCTCTTGGACCGAGGGCCTGGACTAAGATAAATGTATTGTCAGAATGCTTAATATGAAACGCAATTTGGTGTGGTGAAAACTTAACTTTTATACCCTTGGTTACTTTTAATTCTAATGTAAAAAAGTGCCTATTATTATTGTAGACCAACAAATCAGGAGTACCAAGTAAGCTAATATTTTCAAGCCTTGTAAAGGAAAAACCACTCCATTCTTTAGTAATTTTTTTATATAATTTAGACTCTGGTCCCACTTATTTTTTAGGGGTAACATTGTCGTTCTTTTTGTTTTTTAACGACGCTAACATTGCCACTAATTGTGCTACTTCACCGTATGGTCTTGACCACATGTAAGACAACAATTGTTTTCTTTGTTCTTCTGTTAATTCAAACATTAATTCTCCTTTCTATAAAATTAGTTTAGATTTGTTTTGCGGTGCTAACTTTAGTACAACACGTACTCCTTCTTTTGCACCGATTAAAGTATTTTCATGTGCTTCAATTTTTTGTATCTCTGATAGTCTGTTATTACCTACATCAACATAAACTTTAGCATACATAATAGCATTACCTTTACCTTCAACTTTGCCCATGCCTTTGTTAAACTTGTCTGTAAATTGTCCAAGTATCTGCTGTAGATCTCTAACTAACATTATAATAATCTGACCTTTCTTGTTTTAAATCTTTTATCTCTTGCTCTAGTTTATTTATTTTAACTATTTGATCTGCAAGTTCTGTTTTATATTGTGTGTTCATAGCCAACAAATCACGTACATTATTACGTAATTTATCTATTTTACGTTCAAGATCATGTACACCTCTATCATCTTTTGCTTTGTTAAAATCTATTACAATTTCATTTTCATGGCTAATATCTTCTCCATGTTCTTTATGATTTGTATATGTTCGTTTATCTTTCATATCTTGACAATATAACCATGTTACCTTAAATTGTCAACTATGGGAGTTCCAAAAAGATTAACTGAAATGCAAAAAAGATTTGCAGAATATTTAGTATTTAACGAAGGCAGGACCACAGGTTCAGATGCAGCAATAGCTGCAGGCTATAGTGAAAAAAGAGCTAGAGTAGAAGCGTCAGAATTACAAAACCCTAGACTGTCACCATTGGTGGTACAATACATAGGTGCATTACGAGAAGAAAAATTAAAAAAATACGAAGTTACTTACGACAAACATGTAGCAGAACTTGGTAAGATAAGAGAAGAAGCACTTAAAAAAGGTGCCTTCTCTGCTGCGACCAACGCCGAGAAGAATAGAGGAATGGCAGCAGGACTATATATAGACCGTAAAATAATAAAAACAGGTAAATTAGAGGAATTGTCAGAGGAAGAGTTAGAAGCAAAAATGAAAAAAATATTAGACGACTACGCTCCAATTTTAAATGCAAAAGTTGTTGACGCATTACCAGAAGAAATTACTGAATCTTCGTCACAGTCCGTACCCAAGGAATCGGAATCATAGTTCGATCACCAAAAGTAACACTACCATCATCTTCTTTGTCATAAGAAGCAAATAGTTTTATAGAATTTTTATCTTTAGAGTATAACCAACCTTCGTTAATTGGTTTTGCAAACTTCATTTTATCAAACTCTTTATCAGTGGCCCAGCCAGAATCACTAACACAATCAATCCACTCTACTCGAACTCTTTGATAAGGTATATCGTGAGCACTTTCAGTTGCTGTTCTTTTTCTTTTCTTCCTAGGCATAGATGTATATGTATGTCAAAAGTTTTAAAAAAACAATGAAAATGAAAAGCCTCGCGTGCTGGCAAACCTAACATTTTGTCCTAAGTAGACAAAATAATCTGTCACCTTAAACATAAAGTGTCTACCCTAGTGTCTACCCTAAAGTCAATAAAATCAATACTTCTAGACCAAAGTGACAGAATGACATTATTTCTAGAGTAGTTTTTTATTTTTTTTTTATTTTTTTTACCATACATATACATTGTCTATAGTACAGTCTTATTTGCCTTTTTTTCGCCATAATATAGACGCATTACTGCCAATTTATCCTCAGCTTCTGCAATTTTTTGTAATAGCTTATCAATTTCCCCTGTAATATCTGGATGTTCGGGTATAATTAACTCTTGATCGCTATAACATTTTATCTTGTATTTAGCGTCTTCTATTTCTGCTTGATATCTGCAGTTTAGAACGTTTCTAAGTTTGTCATTCATTTTTTCCACTCCTTCATAATAATATTGCCATCTTCGTCGATATACATTCTCCATGATTTTTTACCGTCAAAATAATAACCATGCAATTCTAATTTTTTACGCGCCATTAAAAAAATCCTCCGCACTAATGTTTACTTTTGCTTTCTCTTTTTCATCAAACTGTATCTCATGATACATGTCTAATCTTTTTAAAAACTTATGTTTCCATTGTTTTAATTCATGATCTTGTACCTTAAATTCTTGGTAATATAGGTCCGGTGTGCATACCATAATGACTCCTTGTCTTATATTACTGCCATAAACATAGTCGTGAGCCATGGCATATGCCGCAATTTGCAAGAAATAGTCATCTATCCATTCTTCTCTCTTGGGGCGATTTGCTTGCTTGAAGTCCACGATAGACTCCATGTCATTATGCAAACATACTAGATCAGTAGACCCAGCATAAAGGCCAGGATAATGTAATGTAACTTCTGAGCCATACACTTCTTCAACTG